TTTTGTGTTTTGTTGAGTTCCTCAACAGCTTCTTCCGGCGTTAGCCCCTCATGTTTTGTAAGAAACCGCTGACGGCTCATGAGTTCCCTTGAAACAAGCTGTAGGTCAAGGTTCATTTCTTTTATTTTATCTTCCGCAAGCATTATAAAATTACGCTCAAACTCTATTTTCACATCTGTATAATTGCCAATTCCGGTGTCTGTAATACGCAAAATATTATATAAAAGTTCAAGTTTGCGCTGTATGCCGCGTTTTATAACCCGCTCTTGCTTACTCGCCTGTATCTCGGTAGGAATTAACTTAAACTTCAAAGCCACGCCGGAACTGCCGAAACTGCCGAGATTCTCAACGTCCGGTATATTCCCCAGCTCGCTTATCTTCCGGGTCAAGCTGTTTTTCAATTCCTTGATATGGTCGTTGTTGACTTGTTTTATAAGCCATGATGCTTTGCTTTCGGGTTCAAGTAATAAAACGCGGTCTTTTTTCATTTTCGAAATATCTTCCGTCGTTGTCGCCTGTAAACCCTCTAAAACAAGATAAGCGTCAACGAAAGCCTCAAAATCATTTATCTCGTCGCTCATCAGTTTGTTTAAAGCGTCCTGCAACGACATAACGCCCTCAAACGTCCCGATATATTCTTTATCGTTCGGGTACAGTATCGCCGGAACGTCGTCAAAATAATGCGGCACGGATTCCCCTGCGGCTTTTAGCTCGCCCACAGATAAAGATAAATTATATTGAGTATAGTCTTTGGCTGTGTAGACTACAACATTATAGCCCTCTGTTTCATTCTCTTGAGGATAGAACCGTATAAAAGCAGTCAAAATCTCCTCGATACTGTCGTCCGTAACAAATATACTTTCGCGTGGGTCGATACAGGCAAAACGCGCTATCCCGTCGTTGTCTGTATAGAATAATTCAGTCCCGAAACCCATAATATTCATTTTTCTGACTATTTCCTGTGTGGTTTCGTCGTTGTCGTTATAATTTAGATTGTCAAGGATAATTTGCGGCGCGTCATATCTCACAGGAACGCCGACAATATACGCAGTCAGAAAGTCCGTTATATATTTGCAATAATTCACGGTTATTTTATTATTCGGTTTCGTAGGGTCGTCGTAAGCCCGCAGTAAAATATCCTGTTTACCCTCGTAATAATCCTGTAAACGCTGTAGCCGGTGATTTTCGGCTAATTTTTTATTTACAGCTTTTATTATAAAAGCATTGTCAAGAGGTTTCGCCGTTTTTATCACCATAAATTTAAATCACCTTTTTTCATTGACTTTACTTTTGTTTGTTTACGTATAGGCTCACAGCCGTATATCAACGCCTTTACGCAGTCGTCGTTGAATTTTACAGGCTCGTCCATGTATTCGCCTGTCTGTGGGTCACGCCGCCACTTATAAGCCTGTATTTCCTTTTGTGTGTGCTGGCAACGTCCGTCAACATATATCTGTCTGTTTTTCAGCCAGTTTATTTGATTTGTGACGCTGTTTTTTTCTTTGCTGACCGGGTATGCTTTAAATCCGGCTTTCTTAAATTCCTTGATACGGTCCGGTTCTGCACTATCGCAGAACATAACAATATTTTTCGGGATTTGCATTTTATCGCAAAGCTCTATTATTTCAGCCGTCGTTTTTTCTGTTACAACAACTTCCCTGATAACATACGGTTCACCGTCAACCCAGCCGATGAGCAACGTCGCGTGAGCGTGATTATATCCGAAGTCCGTTCCAATCGTGTATTGCTCAAACTCTTTGCCCTTGTAATCCCCGATTGTCACATTCGGGAATACAAGCCCGCCGACTTCGCCCCAATTTCCAAGCCCATATATTTCAAACCCGCCCGGGTCAATCTCCCGCCGTCGTTCCATTCGTCGCTTATATTCCTCATCAATAAACCGATTGTCAAGATAGGTTGATTTGTGCTTAAATATATCCGGGCTTTCGTAGTCCCAAAGTTGCGTTTTTATCCAGTGATTTGAGTTAATCGGATTGAATGTAAGCGTTATTTGATAATAATGCCCGTCCGGCAACATTCCACGCATACGGTCGTCTATTATGTCAAAATCGCTGTCTTTTAATTCTGTGGCTTCTTCAAGCCAACAAAACGTAATCTTCCCGGTCGGAACGGTAACGGACTTCAAACGCTCGATTGCCCTCGCGTCATTGCACCCTCTAAATATTATCTGATTGCCGTTTAGAATGTTACGGATTGTAAGCGGATTTAATTTACTATCCCATATCGAATTTAATCCAAGCCTGTCAATCGCCCCTATCAATTCTGCGAATGTGCTGTTTAAATGCGAAACTTCAACGCCGCGAACCACAAGCAGACTGCACCCGGCATACTGCGGGTCGGATAGTTTCACAATATAATCCATTGCCACATTGACAGACTTCCCCGAACCCGCCGAACCAAGCATAACCCTGTATCTGTGGCGGCTTTCATTCGCAGACTGAAATATTTTGTTAAAACTCGCTCTATTCATATGACACCGTTATTGTTATTTCTTTTTCGCCTGTATTCGTTAATTCATTAAAGTGCGCTCGCTCAAAAACTTCACGTATTGCCGCAATTTTCGCCGTAGCCTGTACTTTATCGCTCTGTAATACTTTTTTTAACTCTTTTATAGCCGTAGGCACAAGCTCCGTAATCTGATTACGCTGTATCTCAAAATACATCTGTTTAAATTCGGGCGTTTTTTTGACGGTTCGGACGCTCTCCGTCGAACAGCTTAACTTATCCGCTATTTCGGCGTTTGGCAACCCGTCAGCCCATAATTTTATAATATTTCCTTGCAAGGCTGTCGGCTGTTTTTTGTTTTCCAACATTTTTTCACCCCTTTTGTATTATACCAAAAAATGTAAGTGAAGTTAATAAACTTTTAGCAACATTCACTTACATTTTTTTATCTCATTTTTTTGCCATTATTTACACTTTTATTTTCTAAACTTTCACTTTTGTTATTGAAACTTTCACTTTTTTATGATATAATAAACTTATTGATAACAATAAAACAATTTTTTTAGTCAGGAGTGATAATTATTAAACCTACTTACACAAATCGTATAAAAATTTTAAGAGAAAAAGAAAAATTAACACAAGAAGAATTTATAAAGAAGATGAATTATGGATTATCTAACACTTTATTATCAGGTATTGAGAACGGGAAAAAACCTTTAAGCCTTAAATTGGCTTTAGAGATTGCACAAATTTTTGATGTTTCGCTTGATTGGTTATACGAATTAAAAGATGATGAAACTGATGAGGCAAGTAAAACTATTATTTCATTACGTAAAATATTTAAATTATACAGAGATGAAGCCACAGATAACATTGCCATTAGAATTGATAATAATTTGCTTAATTTTTTACTTGAATTAGCTTATGCCGATAAAATAAAAACACAAACACAAATGCCCGAAGAAGCCTATAAAAGTTGGATTGTTGGAATAAAAGAAAAATATAATCAGGCAATAGAAAATAATACTGAAGACGAACCTGTGAATTATGTTTTATTTTCTGACGAGGATTTTTCAAAATACCTTGAAAAACGATTAAATGAAAAATTAAAACAAGTACGAGGTCTACCTAGCAATTTAAATCACTTAACTTAAAAACTTATCAGAAAAAAAGACAACAAACATAAAAAAAGCGGTTTATTCCGCTTTTTTTGTATTCCGCATATCGTGTCAACACCCTATCAGGCGCGGCGGGGGGTGTCAGACATGGTGTAGGGGGTGTCAGAAGTCCGATTCCGCATTACACTTATTTTGTAGAATTAACAAATTGTTCATTGTAAAATGGGCGATTTCGGCAAATAATGAACGCCGCTTTGCATAAAATTATGGATAAATGGTTAAATCTCGTATAAAAATACGCTTTTTCCCCCGTTTTTGGGGCTTTTTCGGCTTCGGCGAACGGCAATCACCACACCAAGCAAATGGGTACTTACTCACTCTTTCAGCGCGTTTAACAAATTTATATTATTTTGTCGGGTGACGTGGGTGACGTGAGGGTGACGTGATTCACGTCACCTTTTTACTCGCATTTTACCTTGATAAACACACAGGGTGACGTGGGTGACGTGAAAGTTTCTTTTAACTACTTTTTTAATTAATTATATATATTATATATATATTTAAAAATATACTTTATAAGAAATATCTCACGTCACCACGTCACCCTATGAAGATATATCCCATTTTATCAATATAAAAAGGGTGACGTGAGATTAATTTCTCACGTCACCCTCACGTCACCCACGTCACCCTATTTTTATATTGTCTGGTAGCATATAAAGAGTTCCTTTTTTTGTATTCCTTGATTCTACGCCGATTTTCTTTAATGCCCTGCCAATTTCACGACTATCAAAAATTTTTAACCCCGGATATTTTTCTTTGAATTTTGAAACAGTCATTTCCTCAAATAAATTACTATTAAATTCGAATAAAATATCTTTTATTTCTAATTCAGCCTTTATGTGTTTTTCAAATTGTCCGTTGCGTTTTGCAAGCTGTTTTTGTTCGTCGTCATTCAGGCGAAAGCCCTGTATATTATTTTTCGCGTCCTGCTCATAAATTTGTAAATATAATTGTAGCACATTAAATTTTTCCAAAGCGTTCAAGTCCATTTTTTCAGGAATATGCACAGTCCAAAAGCGGCGATTGCCTGTTTCGTCAATTAAGTAATGTTCGTCGTTACACGTTCCGATAAAACTTGTCCTGCGTGAAAGTTCCTCGTCTGCGTGTCCGTAAGGTAATCTGTAAATATCTCTCGGCGTTGTTATAAATGCCTTTAATGCGTCAATATCCGATTTAAATGTCCGAGATACTTCACCGAGTTCACCAATCCAAACGCTTGTAGCTCGTCTTGTGGTATCTTTATCACTGAAATTCAAATGTAAGCCGTCGGCAAACCACTCATCTTTTAATGCCATTATTCGGGCGAATGTCGTTTTGCCTGTACCCTGTTCACCTTGCAGAACCAGTAAACCGTCCGCGCCGTATTCGCCGCGTTCATTCCGCGCCATGCTTATATTTTGCCACAGCCATTTATAAATAAGGATATGGCTTAAAATATCGTCGGGTCGGATTCGCATGATACAATATAAATCGGGCAGTCGGTCAACGCCGTCCCACTTCCCGCCCTCGATTAATTCAAGCACAGGATTATATGCGTTTTTGTTTGAAATAACTTTGATAAAATCAAAAACATCTCTTTTAGGGCATTTTGAATACATTAATTTTAATTCGTTGTATGCGGTTGCGGGTAAATCATTTTTGATATGTTCATTTTTAAAAACATCAATATTCCCCTTAAATTCATCACGGCGGGTTATCTCATTATATTTTACTGTAATGCCTATTTCAAATAAAAATGAGGCAATTCCTGCGATAGTTATTTCGTCTTTACTGTAGCTCCCATAGTCTTTTAATATATCCTGTGTTGCTTGTTGTGGAGTTTTTTTCGTTTTAGTTTTCGGTCTGCCGGGCGGGTGTTTCGGCGTGTAATATTGACCGCCACACGATTCAATAGCTTTATCTATTGTGACTGTCCTGTAATCAGTACGCTCCCATTTATCACGGTATAGTTTCGATTGCCTGAAATAATAATCAATATCGTCGGCGTTCCCTTGTAACCACCATGCAAGAATATTACATAAAGACTGGTCAGCTTCGGATTTACTTTTTATGCCTATATCTCCGTAGTCAAATAATGCTGTAAATTTCGCGCCTTGCTTTGATTTTCTTATTTTATCAAGCAAATCATTATTGCCGTTCCCGCCCATGCGCTCTGTCTGCTCTCGCTCCGGTTCTTTTTTCTTGAAATTCTCCCGCAACATATAATTGTCAAGAAATATCAAAACTTGCTCTGTCCGTTCCTCGATATTCTTTTCGTTGATTGATTGCCCTGTGTATGTAAAATATCTGTTTGTAAGTCCTGAAATATAACATTCAATTTCATTGTGCGGATTCTTGGAATAGTATTTGCTATCAAGTTTTGGTTTGTCATTTTCTGTCCGTTGTGGGATTTTAGATGTATCGCATTTAAAAATGATATGATAGCCTTTGCCGCTCGGACTTGTTTCTGTGTATGTATCAAAAAGATTTATAATAGTTTCTGCTTGCTTCTCAAAGTCGGGGTCGCTGGTTTTATTGTCAATATCAATCCCGCATATCCCGTCGGCAAACATAAACCCTACACCGTCATATTTTCCTGCGCGTCCGATTGTATAATCGTAGTCGCTCCACGTTTGAGGATTATCTGATTCCGCTTTATAGCCTGTTTGAGGGTTATACGGTGGCTTGGTTATTTCAATTTTACCGCCTTTGCCTTGTCGCTCCTCATACTTCCAACATACCCATACAGGGGATTCTTTTAATTTTTCTATTGTAAAACTCATTGATTTTCCTTATCTCCTTGAAATTATTTATTTTTTCGTTTATAATATTTACAAATTGTATGTGAGGTATATATGAAAAATATTGCGGATATAGCTACTGAAATAGGCGTGTCAAAACAAGCAATTCATCAGAAAATCAAGCGAAAACCGTTGTCGGAAAGTTTACGTCAATTTACGTCAACTGACGGCAATGCGATTATGGTTGACGAAAACGGCGAACAACTCATAAAATCGGCATTTTCTAAGGTTAAACCGACAACTATATCGACTAAGGATAAATTGATAGATAGTTTACAAAAACAAGTAGATTCGTTGACGGCTGAACTCCAGATTGAACGCGAACACAGCCGAGAACAATCTGATAAGATAGCCGAATTAGCTGAAAAGTTTGCACAACTCACAGAGAACGGTCAAGTTTTACTGCGCGAACAAAATTTAAAAAGTTTGCCGCCGGCTAAAATTAGTCTGTGGGATAAACTATTCAAAAAGAATGAACGTCAAAATTAAGAATTGCGCTTGTTTGTTTGCAAGCATGGGGAAGTGCGTACATTCCTAACATGGACATGGCTATGTTGGCTATCTTGCTAATCGTAGTTATATTGTTTTTTCTATATATTAATTAAATCATCTGTTGTAATTCCTGTGAAATTGGTTCTTAATAATTCTGCGCCATAACTTTCAGCAAGTTTACAGATGATATAGCGCAATACTTTGAACAAAATTAAAATTAAATGTTTTTAAACTCGTCATAAAAATTACTGTATTCAATTAACGCTTCTATAAATTTTTCGGCTTGAAAGTTTTTATCTAAATTTTGCATAAAAAAATAGCTCCTTTTTCAAAATAAATAAATACCTTGACAGAAGCCCATACCTATGCTATAATATTGCATAGATAAACGGCTTTGTCCATATCTGAAAAATAGATTGTTGCTGTCCGTCGAAAAGAGAACAACAGTCTATTATTTTTTTTCTTTATCCGATTCTTTTACATAATTTTTTATAAAGTTTTCAATTAACTCTTGAATTGATTTTTTTTCTTTTGTGGTTTTTAACTTTAGTTCATAATGTAACTCTTCGGATAATCTTATTGTAATTAATTTTATTTTTATGCACCTCGCTTTCATGCTTTAATTATAGCATACAAGCAAAATGAATTTAATAAAAATTTGTAAACTTATATTGAATTAAATTTTTAAAATAACAAATTCTGTCAAGATATTTATATTTATTTTTCAAAGAACAGCAGCCGAGAGGCTTATTTTTTTCGCGGCACACTACGCGCTCAGCTTGCCAAAGCTGTTGGACGCGCTCATCGGCGGCGGGCAAAAAATATATTTTTGTATTCCCGCCCGTCGCTTCCGAACACGTGGAGGCGTTTGCTGTCAACAAACACAGAAATATATAAAGCGGGAAACCGCACCCGTGTTATACCAATTTAAATGGATTTGATACGCTTGTAAATCGCTAATTCAGCGGCGAAAGCCGATTGCCATGAGTTATATTTTATACTTTCGTGATAGTCGTCGTTTGTTGCGCTTAATAGATGTTTTCGCTCCGGCAAAATATCTTTTTTAAACTTGACAATTTCAACAACTAATTTCAAAAAAGCATCCGGGTAATTGCGTCGCTTGCTGTTCGGATTGTTTGCCGGATTAAAATAATTATTGCAGTGGCGTTCAATTTCGTATAATGTCGCTTTTTCCTTATGTAAAATCTTTTTGAAATCTGCGTTCATATGTATGCCCCTTAACTATGTTCGATTGCCGCAATTTTGTCGTAATCCTCAATAGCTATAACATAATGGCAGTCGCTCCCGATTAATGTTCTCTTATACAGCATTTCCCGTTGTGTTTCGATATTAACATCTCTTTTCATAAACGCGGTTAAACAGTTCGGCGTTAGAATATAACTGCGGGTAGCGGTCAGTTTGTTTGATATAACTATGTTGCACCCGGCAATAGAACCGACAACGCCGGTCACTAAAGTTTTATCGCCTAATTGCGATTCACGGTCAACGAAACGCGGGCTTTTGCGTATATTTTTAGCTGTGGTATGATTGACTAAAAGAAACGCATTTATCCCCTGTTCCTCATTATCTTTCGGCATAAGGTCAAGCGCGTCAACAATATCGTCATAGTCAATATTCCCGGTAATAGTATGCACGTGACCGTTTGCGGTTGATATAGCCTCTAAAAGCGCGATACCGTCGCTGTCCATTTTGTCCTGTATGCTCATTCTTAACTGCCGGGTAGCTTCACCAATCGGGTCGCCGAACCCGGACAGAACCGCCTCATCGGTAAGCTGAACATTTTTGACGGCTTTTTTTATTGTATATTCAACATCTTTTGTGTGCATTTCTGCGACTTCGCCCTGCTCGTTTTCGGGTAGGTCAGCCGCCTCGCCGATATAAAGCCACGTCGGAATTTTTATCGTGTTTCCTGCGCGCCCGGTCAGAGTGCGGTTTACTTTATAAAACCGGGTCGCTTTTAATTTCTTTTCGAGTTCCGCGCTTATCATGTCCGCCATGATTTCCGGCACGATTAAATTTTCAAGTAATGTTGTAGCCATATTATTTTGCTCCTTTCGCTAATTTCTGATATGCCTGTGGATTTTGTTTAAAAAGTGAAAGCCGTTCCTTATAAGTCATTTTTTCAAATGATTTTCTTTCCTGCTCGGTAGGGTCTTTTGTATTCGCCTTTGGCGGCGTGCCTTGTAATGCCTTTTTTAAGCCCTCTGCGATTTGTTTTTCAATATAGGCTATTACATCGGGGTCTTTCATAAAATCACTTACAGAGTTTTCTTTCTCGTTCTTCTGTGATGATTCTGATTCCGCAGTATCAGTATTTGTTGTTTCGTCGTTTTCCTCTTGGTTTAATTTTGCCTGTTCGTCCATATATTCCCCTTTCTACTCTGAACCTGACTGCGATTGTTTTAAATAATCGCGCATTTCTTTTATAACCGCAACGATTGCGGAATTATCCGGTTCAGCCGTTTTTTGAATGTGATTTGTAATTGGTTTTTGTGTTTTGTTGAGTTCCTCAACAGCTTCTTCCGGCGTTAGCCCCTCATGTTTTGTAAGAAACCGCTGACGGCTCATGAGTTCCCTTGAAACAAGCTGTAGGTCAAGGTTCATTTCTTTTATTCAGTTTTT